GAAGATCAGGAAAACTATGCCCAGATAATAATTCTAAATTAGTTTTATCTACTGTCTCTATTTCTATCTGATCTCCTGTAATTAAAGAACCTGCTGCATTATCTACAGAAAATCTTTTCTTTGTTGTATTTACATCAGCAGGATCTAATGATGTCGCTAAATCTGAATTTAACGTATCACGTTTTAATTCTATAAAACCTGTAGATCCAAAATATATAGCCATTTATAAAGCAAGGCCAGTAGGTGCTCCATTAACTTCAAAGTTTACATCTGCTGCTACAACTTCCCCTACACTACTAGTCATCGTCATACTTGTAGGCTGTGCTGCAAACTGTATAAATCTACCATTTGTAGAACCATCTTTAATATTTAATTTAAAAGTTAAATTTTTAGAGCTTTCTGAATTAGTACCATCTCCAGCAGAACTACCAGTTTTTATCATACCGTTGATAAGAGTGCTTAACGCTCCAGATCCTCCACCAGCAGTGTCCTGATAATAGTAAATACTTGCATTACCTGTATAACTTCTTATTCCTGGAATAATAGTTCTATCAGTATCTTCCAAAGATACAGTTTCTAATATTGCTTGATTGAAAGTAAAAGACCATGATCTGACTTTGGCAACCTTTGTACCATCTATCAGTAATTCACCTTCTTTACCAGAATAAAAGCCAGACATCGTTTTAAGTAAATTTTAAATTCATTCTAATCCCCATCAAGGCATGCGACAAATTTACATTGCACATTAGAAATGCCAGGTCTGACACTTGTAACTGTAGGAGGACCATCAAATCTATATCTTAACTTAACTCCAGAATTATCAGCCTCTGCTTTTTTAAAAATTAAATTATTATTATCAATTCCTGCTAAAGCATTTGAAGATGCAAAAGAAATATAATCATACACACTGTTTACGGTGTCATATAGATCTAATATTTCATTTGCCTGTGAATCTGTAATATTAGAAAAACCTAAAGATAATTTTGCATCTGTCTTTTTATTTCCATATCTAATGACGCTTTTAGCACCATTCTGTGCAACAAACTCTGTCTGTGGGTACGATCCAGGGGTATAACTTCTGGATGCTGGTTTGATATTAGGAAAAGGACGTAGGGTAGCCATAATTATTTATAGGATTGATACTATGTCAGTTGGTGTGTAATTCATTATTGCAAGTGTACCATCTGCATTTAAAGGAGCATAACTTCCAGAAATATTAATTAAACCATCTTCTCCATAAGATATAGCCTCAATCTTATAAACACGATCTGATACTGAATTATCTGGAACGGTAAATACACAACCTCTAAATCTTGAAGCTGCTTTACCATCTGTTATTTCTATTGACACAACATCTGAAACGGATGTATCTCCAGGTTTCCAAAACATTATCTGCGTACCATTTGTTACATTAACCTGTGATTGAATCTCACCATCCTGTGTTATGACTCCATTAGCAAAACGATTGGTATGAGTAGCTTCTGAATGTAATCTTATATAATCTCCTGGAGCTAAATGCATTGCAGCCTGTGGTGTTGTATCAAAAGTAATACCATGATCCACTTTGTTTCTAACTTTCAACGCATAGTCTAAAAATACTTGTGCGTGTGTTGCACTCGTACAAAAAATAGACATATCAAAACTTTCTCTTGGATCATTATCTGATGTACTGATTAATTTACGATTAACGACTTTAGTTTCAGCAAAACCATTTTCAGTTTCATGTCTATATGAAGCAAAACCCCTGAAATCCTGTCTTTCTTCTGCACTTAAAAAACTAACCTGTAAATTTTTTGTATTACCATCAGTAAACAAAGCTTTTATAAATGGTTTTTGTGTTGGGTCTATTAAAAATGTTTCTGGGTTAAAAGGTACAGAAGGAAACAGAGAAAATCTACCACCTAATATTGTGAAATCTAATAAACAGTATTGTGCATTTTGAAAAATAAACTCTCGTAAATTCTTTTCTTCAACTATGACACCATCCCAAAATAATTTATTTGCTTTACAGAATTGTGAAGCTATCTTCATTCTGTCTTCATCAACAGATCTCGCACCAATCAAATCTCCAGCCCCGATCAAGGGATCAGTTAACAGGGAAAAAACAATATCAGGGAATAAGTTAGTTGGACCTATCGTTCCATCTATAAGATTTTTAATATGTAATCCTTCCTTAAAATATGCAGATAATTGACTAAAACTTGAAAATTCTTTACTGCTGTTAATTCTTATACCTGATACTGTCAGATCTTTATAATTCATAAAATTACCAGCACCTTTTACCTGTTCATTTACATAAACAATTTCATGTTCTGGTTCTTCCATGTGGCTTGGAACTTCTGCTTCAAAACTAATAAAATCAGCAACTGCACCATAAGGTAATAAATTTCTATTTTTCACTGCATCACCGATTTCATTATCAGGCCAAGGATCTGTAACAAAAGCCTGACCACTTATTAAAGTCTGTATATTGTCAAAACCAGCAAAGGACTGACCTCCACCAGATACAGCGGGAACATTGACAGTAGATTCAAATGTATAACCAGAACCAGAATCTGTAAGAAACCACGCAGCAGCACCTGTATCAAATAACTGTACAGTTACTTTTGCACCAGAACCAGAACCACGAGAAGTTATTAACTCTACATTCTCACTTGTATGTACAATAGATGACCCAGAAGGTAATAGAGTCTGTCTTTTTATAGAATAGTCTTCACCACCTCCTCCCATAAAATCATCACTATATGATTTTTTAAAATCTCCTACAACATATCTAACTAAATCAGATTCGTAATAAATTATTTCATTTATACTTTCTTGTTGTGTCCAACTAACTTCTCCTTTGTATTCTCCTTGATAATGAAAGTAAAAAACATAATCTATGAAATAATAACTAAACACACCTGAAAATGGATTTTGATTGCTATATAAATTATCAGTGGTAGTCCAAGTACTATTGTTATCATTAATAAAACCAGTACTATTAACAGCCAAACCTGTTAATTCTGTCGCAGTGTCAGGAACTTGACCCAAATACCATTCACTGTTAGAAACATCTCCACCAGTTAGAACTACATCAAAACCTGCATACCTTATACCAAACTCACCACTTGTATCCTGTTGCAATGGAGCGTTTGATCTTAATAAACGTATGCGACTATTTTTATTATCAATAAAACTTCTTTTTATTTCATTGCCAGGATAAGGTATAAACCTAAATTCATATTGACTTTTAGGATGATTAATTCTTATAAAATTATATTGAAACTGTGGTGTTCTACCTTTGATAGCAAAAGGTTTGCCATTATCTATTGTTACAAAATCATCAGTAGTATTAGCTTTTCTTGCCTGTAATCTGAAGAAGCTATATCTGGAGACATATTTATTTAACGGACCAAGGCCAATGTTACCATTGTCATCCTGATAACTTTTTAAAGTACCAGAAGGACTACTATAACTTAAACCTCCAGGATGACTATTAACATTAGGAAAACCAGTTATCTGTTTAAAAACTTTTGACTTCAACCCTATCTCTGTAACATCACAATCTCTATTATTTGTAATCGAAGCAACAGCAACTCTCTGTAAAGTATTTAATTCCCAAGGAGCATGAGTACTTCTAAAACCATCGTTCGTACCACGAATCTCTAATTCAGAAGTTGAATCAGCACCTATATCTGTAATCTTAAAATCAAAATTCTTTAATGTACCTTCTGCCCATAATCTTTCCTGTTGTATTTCAGTACATATAGCTAAAGCAGATCCAATCATATATGATTCACCGATAGAAATATTGTCATCAATACGTTCTCTATCAGAATCAACTGCTGTTTTCACATCCTGCAAACCCCAAGGATTAAAATCTCCTGGTACGTCATTTACAGGATTCATATCATTGATTGTGTATCTAACCTTATCTCCTTTTGACAAAGTAATACGTCCAGTTTTTACCTGTCCTTGATGCTCTTCAAATCCTGCATATCTAGGATAATATTTAGCAATTTTTCTTCTTTTTTTATCAATATCGCCTTTATTACTTGCATCTGCACCTTTAAGAATTAATTCATAAGATAACTGATAACGCATTTGATTTGGCATTGGAGAAAAGTTACCAAACCTAGATTGTGTAGTAGGAGTTCTTACCCCACAGAATATTTTGTTATTAAAAGTACCAGTTTCATCCCAATCGATACTAAATACATCTTCAGGATTAGAACCATCTCTACCTATCTCTCTTGCAAGTTCACTATCTGTATATCTATCTGCTTCTAATAGTCTATTTATAAGATTACTATCTTTTTCTCCTTTGTAATATAGAGCTACCTTTGCACCCGTGTAGTTTTTAAGTAGTAAGTCTCCTATGGCATATCCTGCAAAATCAGGTTTTGTAGGAATCTTTTCATTAGAAAATATAAATACACCTTTTAATTGCTGATGCGTTCCAAGACTCCTTAACTGTGACCATACAAGTTTACTGTTAACACGAATACCACCAATATTATTAGCAGAGTCTCTTTTTGTGAAAATTAAAGGTATTGTTTCACCTATAACAGCTAGTTCCTGTAAAGAATTAAAGCCTGATTGTGGTGCAAATCTTTTAACAGATTGTGCTCCTTCTGTCTGTAAACTGGGTGGAGTCTTAGGTGCTTTGGGTTTTGGTCTTAAAGCAGCAGAAATATAAGACAAAGCAACACCTATGGCAACAACACCATAGAAACCAATACTGACTCCAAAAATACTTAAAGGAGCAATAGCCACTGCTGGCATATTTACAATGTTAGGAATCAGATCATATTCTTTTCTTCTCTTGCCGCTAACAGATTCAGCTAAATATATAAACTGCCAATACTCTTCCTCTGTTATCTCTAAGGCTTCACAAAGTTGGATCTCATAGGGTAATAACGCTCTACGACCTCCAAATACCCTAGAGGACTCCATCTTACCTCCGACTCTCCGCAACTCAGCCATCCTTCTCCCCAGTAAACAGCAAGCCCATAACCTTCATTTGATTTGCATAGCCCAACTGTACCTATCTTACTGTGTTCTGTCGGGTTTCCCCATTTATTAAGTTCTTCTTTGAATATTTGATATTCTCTTTTACGAAACCTTTTATACCAATCTCTTGTAGGCTCTGGAGTCTTAATACCATAACTGGCTAATACAGTCTTAGCCAAAGATAAACAATCAGCAGCACCATGCTTGATAGGATCAGCACCTAAACGATATGGCATGCCAATAAGATGTACAGGTTTCATCTATTCTGTATATCTCCAGTTACAGGTAACGCTCCAACGATACTTGTAGTTAAACGTCTGTTAGGTGCAGTCGTGCCAACAGCATCAATAGAGCTACTTAACAAAACTTCAATCGTTTCTGCATCGTAGGACAAAGAAGCTGCTAACCAGTTATCTCTTGTTAAAAAGTTATTACCGTATATCTGTTCTGGGATCATGGTATTTGGATTTACTTTTGATACGAATATTTCAACACTATATTTATTTGTTATAGCTTCCTGTGCATGAGACATAGATACCTGATTGTTGGCAAGAACTAAAGCAGCTTCTAAATTATCTCCTGAGTTATTTTTTGCAGCACCTTGATATATAAAATTTAAAAACAGATAATCAGAAATAGCAGGATCACCAGGGAATTGAAAAGATATTTTACTTTCGTTAAGGTTATCTGGGTTTTGTTTTCCATTCTGATAACGTCTTTGCACGTTACCATCTTTATCAATAATCTTGATAAACGTAGTGATAGCAGTGAGACTCATATACCTATCTTAGCTCTGGAACTTCTTGAGTTCTTAAGAGTATTTAATGTGCGTGACTGTCCTAAAGTAGCACCTTGTTTTGCAGCAGCATTTATTATTTGAGGAACAGAATCTTTTGGAACGTATTCATCTCCATTAAAGTTAAGGACAGGGCCAGTGTATTCAACGATTGTATTACCAGAAGAACCTGCAACTGTACCAGACGCACCAGAACCTCCTGGGATGACAGCACCACCTCTGGCACCTGCGGAATATCTAGCCATCGCTCCATCCATCTTGGAGGACGGAATAACGTATTCTGGTTCACCACCTTCACCAATCATTCCGAGGGTAGGAGAACTGACGACTCCACCGTATTGAAAAGCCTTGAAACTACCTGCTCTGTTATAACCACCCTCTGCTTGTGTTCTAAGACCAGGAATAAACGAGAATATTGCCTGTCTTAAAAATATACTTGCTAATTGTGCTGCAACATTAGATAATACTTCACTTAAAGATTTAGCTCCTGTTATTAAACCTTGAATAGCATTTTCAATACCTGTAGCTAATACACTTTTAATTTGTTGTTGAGTTTTAAATTGTTGATTTAATTCATCATTTAATTTTTTTGCATTAACAAGTTGTAATTTTTGATCCTCTGTAAATTTAAAACTTTCATCTTGTAGTTTTTCTCTGATAGCTAATTCTAATTTATTTACTTCTGCCATATTTGAACCAAGATTTAATTTATCTTGAAGAAAATTAGTCTCTTCTTTTAAATTATTCAAATTACTTTGAAATAAACTTCCAGAAGTTGTAATTGTCAAAGTATTTTCAGCGTTAATTTCTCTTTGTAATTGCAATATTTCTTTTGTTACATCTTTTATTTTTTCATCTAAATCTAAGATTTTTTGTTTTTGTTCAGGAGTTGCACCACTTGAAGGTATTCCTAAACTAGAAGTTCCTTCAAAAGGTAAAGGACCACTACTAAATTGAAGATTTTGTTGTTGAGTTATTAAATTAGATCTTTTATTTAATAAATTTTGAATATTTGTATCTTCATTTTTACGAGCTTGATTCATTAAATTTCTATTTGATATAAAATCTATAAATGCTTTTAACGCTCCAGAATTATTAATAAAGGTTGCCAATGAAGCTCCCATAGCAGTGAATAGTTTAGAAAACTCATTACCTAAAGTTTGCACATCTTCTCCAAAAGTTTTTAAAGCTTGAACACCAGCACCACCAATTTGATTAGTTAGCTGTTGTGTTGCTATTTCTAAAGCTTTCTCTTTCCCTGCTAATTCTTCTATCACTTGTAATCTTCTAGCTTCAGCCGTACCAACAATTCCTATAGCTTTACTAAGCCTTGTAATATCAGCAGTCAGAGGATTTAAAGCTTGGCCTAATGTTACTAATTGATCTTGTATTGTTTGTAATGCAGCAGTTGCGACAAGACCACCTGCAAAACCACCCATTTGACCACCAATTAGCGTTCCAATACTTCCACCAGCAAAACCAGCAGCACCACCTGCAAGACCTTGACCAAATAACAGAGGAAAAGCACCACTAATAAGACCACTTGTTAAAGGATTACCTTTACTTCTTCCTCTAACAAAACTGCTTCCACCTGACTTTCTTTGCCTATTCTTTTCTTGTGTAATAAATTTTTCTGTTTTTAAAATATTTAACGCTGATTGCTGTTGTGCTTTTGATCTTACTAAGTCTTTAGCAGAATCTGCTGCTGCTGCTCTTTTAATAGCTGCTCTAGCTTTATCTACATTTAAACCTTGTACAGCTAATCTTTCTATTTGATCCCCAATATTTCTTGTTCTTATCATTGAAGCTCTTTGAGCTTCTTTTAAACTTGTTACTTTTTTTTCAACAGCAGCTGCATTTCCTGATGTTTTACTAACACCATTTATTTTTCCTGTTAAAGAAGTGATATTACTTAAAGATCTTTCTAAAGCTTGAACTTGTTTTAAGCCATCAACTATTACATTAATTTTTGCACTTGTTGAAGCCACTAACTTTTTTATTTTATTCTACCTACGTCTGCGTATTTTTTCCATTTCTTTTTCTTGATCTTCATTAAGTATTTGAAAATATGCACTCCAACCCAATACTTCTTCAAGAGTCATTTTTCTAACCTCAGACAAACTCATTCCCAACTCTTTTGCGATACCAAACTGCAACATCATTAAATTATCTTTTCGCAGTTCAGCACTTAATCTTTTGGGTCAATCGGCTCTACCTCTTCTTGAATAATACTTAACATTAATTTTTGCAAATCACTATCTCTTACTTCATTTTTTAAAATATCAATTTCACCAAGTTGAAACAATTTTTCACCAGTTTCATCTTGTGCTTTTGTTAACAATAAACGTAAAGCAAACTCATTAGTCTCATCACCTTTAGCCATTTTTAAAGCTCTTTCTTTCTCGGCAAGAGTTAATGGTGTAACCCACATTTCAAATATCGTTCCATCAGATAACGTAACCTCTTTTTTTGTTGCTTCTAAGTTTGCAGCTTTACGCAAACGATCAATCGCTCGCATAGTCTTATTTGATGCCATAAAAATAATATTATTACCCTCTCATTCTAATGCAGATATTCTAATATCTCAACAATTATGACTTAGATAAATCAAATGTAGGCTGTGCAGAAGGTCTGAACTCTACACTTACTGACTGTGGATCGTCAGGGTTAACGCTGAATCCAGCAGATGTTAATGTCGCATCAAAACTTATAAAACGACTTAATGTATCACTGACAGTACCACCACTAAACACTTGATCTATATAAAGTTTAAATGAAGCACCTACCTGCTGCCTTTGTAAAACGTCCTTAATCATTCTATTAGCAAGAGTTGTATCTTCATCTGTCATGTAAACAGTAGCAGAACCAGAACCATCACCAAAACCTGATATAAATTTTCTAAATGGAACAAACTGTCCTGGAGTTCCTCCAATAGTTGTCACATCAATCTCATCTCTAGTAATCTCAAAAGTCCATTCTCTAACCTGAGAGACACTCTCATGAGCACCGTAAGCTATCTGAAATACGTTTGGAGAGGCAGCAGTTCCAGTATCTGTAATATCAACAGCAGAACCACCATTAGTGGCGGAAACTGTTAATGCTCCTGTTGCAGCAGTATAAGTTTTAATAAAAAAGGTATCTGAAGTAGTTAGACCAGCAGGTAAGGTACCTGTACCAGCACCGCCTGTCTGTGAATTAACAACAGAGAATTTAACAGGATCTCCTACTTCAAAATTTAAAAAAGAATCGACTGTGATTGTTT